CGTTACTTCATTAAGTAAAAAGATCGAAAGGGGTGTTGACTTTTCACACCCCTTTCGTTTATAATGTTCTTATGATAGGAGTATTGATATGGGACTAAAAACCAAAGAGATGAACCTTGCCGACTACGGCATTGAAGTTGTTAACGAAGAAGGTACCAAAGTAATAGCAGAACCAAAGAAAGCATTAACGACAGAAACATATAATGATATGCTTGCTGTTGATGAACCCGAAGAACAAAGAACTTCAGTAGACAACATTAAAGAAAAAGAAGGTGAGCCTGAAATTTTTATTAATGCTGAAGGGGCGAAGAAAGTTAGAATGCCCGGCGGTGATGTTTATCCTGAGAACTCTGATGAATATAGAGCAGCAGTCGGTGGAGAAGCAGAAGTTGGTTTGAAAATAGCAATGCGTCCAATCATCGATTTTACTATCATGCGGGTGGAATTTCCTACTGACATCGTTGATGAAATAAATGAGTACATTGATGATGTAATTATTCCATCGAACGTAAGTTATGCGAGTGGTCTTGTTGGCCAACTGAAACAGAATGAACGTTCAGCACAGTTGGATATGCCACTTAGTGATGGAGTTGGTCAGCAACTTACGACTGTGTTCAATCAGATTGGTACTACGTATGTTCAGAAGGGATACAAGAGAGACGCAACCACAACAGTCTCACAGTGTTGGTCAAACCATGCGTATGCGGGTGACTACAATCCTCACCATGATCATGGTGTTCATACTGTTGCTGGATTGTCTGGATTTCTGTGGTTGAAAATTCCACAATGCATTCAAGACACACCTGATGTACCAGAAATCAATAATGCTTCTGGCGGTGTTGATGGTTGGACACATCTTGTTTGGGGATTGAATAGCAAACGTGACATCATGCAACTTAGACCACAGACAGAAGATTATGTGAAGCCTGAGGTTGGTGTTATGTTAGTGTTTCCTCAGTGGTTGAAACATGCTGTGTTACCTTTCTATGGTGATGGTGAACGTAGGTCTATTGCAATGAACTGGAATGTACATGATACAGATTCAGAATTGAAAAAGTACATGTCTAAAAGAGAGGCAAAACTATATGATGAAAGAAAGCAAAGTATGCAGTCAAAGCAGGAGACTAGATAATGAATGTACCAGTTGATGGTTGGACACTAGGGAATGATGAACGTTATCACAGTGATCATTACCATAATCCTTTAACACAAAAATCACCGGCCGTTAAGAAATACGATGAAGACCGCATCCTCGATGATTTAAAAAATTACATTGAGCGCACTTATGATGAGCACTATAGTCGAAATAATTTTCAGGCTACAGAGTTCATTATGGATAGTGGACACGGTGAAGGTTTCTGTATCGGTAATATTATGAAATACGCACAGAGATATGGAAAGAAAAATGGTAAGGACAGAAAGGACTTACTTAAGGTTGCCCATTATTGCATAATGGCAATATACAATCATGACAAAGAATATGAACAACGCTTTGTTCAGGAGACTTTAATATGAAATTAAGTGAAAATACAGTATCAGTATTGAAGAACTATTCTACTATCAATCAAAATCTTTTAGTTAGAGAAGGTAGTGTTTTGAATACCATGTCTGCTATGAAAAATATAGTTGCTCAATCAACTGTTGATGAGAAGTTTCCACAGCAGATTGCAATCTATGACTTGAATGAGTTTCTTGCATCGATGTCTTTGTTTAATTCCCCAGACCTAAAGTTCAAAGATGATTTTGTAATAATGTCTGAGGAAGGAAAGAAGTCATCTCTCAAGTATTGGTATTCTGATCCGTCTGTTGTTACGACAGTGACAAAAGAAATCAACATGCCAGAGTGTGAAGTGGAGTTTACTCTTTCGAGTGACGTTCTATCCAATGTTCAGAAGGCAGCAGCAGTTATTGGTGCACCAGATATGGTATTGGAGAATGGCAGTTTGCGTGTCACTGATAAGAAGAATGACACTGCTAACGCATATTCAATCGATGTTGTTGATACTGATGATGATGTAGATTATAAATTCTGGTTCAAGGTTGAGAATCTGAAACTGTTGTCGGGAGACTATAATGTTAGTGTCTCTTCAAAGAGAATCAGTCACTTCAAAAACACAAACGTGGATATTGAATACTTTATAGCCCTCGAACCCGAATCACATTATGGTTCTTAATAGGACATTATATTATGAAAAAAAACAGAAGACTTGAAAACAAAATAAACAGATGGTATGGGAAATGTGAGGATACTAGAATATGGATTGCTAAACATTATCATCGATGGATTACGTTTGGTTGTTCACAGTGTTGGATAGAAAACTGTGGTTGTCCAGCTGGTCGTGGTAATATAGATAACCCTAAAGGTTTTAAAGAATTAGGGTCTTACTGTTATCATGATCTTGATTATAAAAACCAATTTATTCATTGATTTTAGGGAAATTATATTATGAAAGACTTTCTGTGGGTGGAGAAATACCGTCCAAAGAGGATTGACTCGTGTGTATTACCAGACCATTTAAAAGACACTTTATCTAAGTTTGTTGCACAAGGTGACATACCTAATCTAATTCTATCTGGTGGTCCCGGCGTTGGTAAAACAACTGTTGCTCGGGCCATGCTTGAAGAACTCAATCTAACTTATATGTTTGTCAATGGTTCAGAAGAATCTGGCATTGATGTTCTTCGCACCAAGATTAAAAACTTTGCTTCTACTGTGTCATTACATGGTGGTCGCAAGTATCTTATTCTTGATGAGGCAGACTATCTAAATCCACAGTCAACGCAACCAGCATTACGTGGAATGATTGAAGAGTTTCACAAGAACTGTGGTTTCATCCTAACGTGTAATTACAAAAATCGTTTGATACCACCACTACATTCTCGGTGTAGTGTCATTGATTTTAATATTCCTAAATCAGAGAAACAGAAACTTGCTGGAGAGTTTCTGAATGCTGCTACAGAGTTGTTAACGAATGAAGGCATAGAATATGAAACAAGAGTAGTTGCAGAGTTGATATTTAAGCATTTTCCAGATTGGAGAAGGATAGTAAATGAACTTCAAAGATACTCAGTATCTGGAACGATAGATGCTGGCATACTGGTAAATATATCAGATGCAAATATAGATGAATTAATTCACTCTATGAAGAATAAGGAGTTTACTAATGTTCGTAAGTGGGTTGTGGACAATCTGGACATGGATCATGTACGTCTGTATCGCTACATCTATGATCATCTTCATAAGTTTTTGGATGGTAGTTGTGTTCCTCATATTGTCGTTATACTGGCTGAGTACCAATATAAAGCTGCTTTTGTTGCGGATCAAGAAATCAATATGCTCGCTTGTCTGACAGAGATTATGGCAAGGGGAAAGTTCAAATGAAAATAGAAAATTATGACTGTGAAGAAGAGTATGATAAGTTCTCCAAAATATATGATAAGTGGGCATCTCCAACATGGCCCGATGATGATAATATTCAAGGACTGATTAATTTTATAAAAACCTTTCCAGGCGGTAGACGTATATTAGAACTTGGAGTGGGTACAGGTAATGTAGCAATAAAATTATATATGGATGGTTATCATAATATTACTGGTACAGATAAAAGTACTGGCATGACCAATCATATAAGGAATAAATGTCTTAAGTATCTCAATGCGAGGCCTCGTGCACAACTTATCAAAGTGTTAACTGAAGACATATATGAAACCAAATATTTTGGTTATGATTGGATTTTAATGATCGGCAATATTCAAGAACGTGTAGAACACAAGAAAAAGTTTTTTCAAAATATGTACAATCAGATGTTAGATGGTGCACTCTTGTTTATGAATATAGAGGATTTCCCAGAATATCGTAGAGATGTAGATCCAACTAAGGATCTCTATAGGCAATATTTTTCGAATAATGGGGATTTTAATATCGAACGTAGATATAGATGGTATACTCCACAACACATGTCTGGCCTTATGACTTATACTGATGTTAAAACAGGCGATGCAACTAATTATAAAGTTTGTGTGTGGGTTATAACTCAAACTGATATGATTGAAATGTTGGATAGCATAGGATTTAAACATCTTGCAATT